AGAATTCACCATCACGAGAAATACGCACACGCCTTCTAGGTTCGAAACCTAAACGACCTCGTTCAATGTTCCAATAAGGCGACGCACTATTAGCGACATTGAACTTGTCTTGCGCAAGAAGATCATCGATCACAATTGTGCAAGTACCAGCACCGAACTGCGCATCCTGTGAATCCCTTCCACGTTTGATCTGAACGTTAATCACATACTCTGTGACATCGAAGAAGGAAATCGAACCACCTAATGTGTCATCTCCGCCTAGTTCAGAATCACCCAAAATGAACTCGTCGATAAAAAATCCTGCATCGAGTTCAACCTTGTACGCGCCGAGAGAGTTAAGACCACCCATCACGCCACCTGTATTTTGATTGCGCCAGACCTGCGATTAAATTTGCGTAACTCGGAAACAATTAAATCGGGCAACGCTTCATCTGCAATCTTTGAATTAATAATAATGTTGTATGTATCTCCACCAAGTTTGTTGTTAGGTGTGACCACGCCACTAGCAGAAGGTGTAAATAATTCCCTGCCACGTTCACCCACAACATACGATTCACCAGCATTAACAAAACCACCAACAGCCTTACCACGCTTACCTTTATTAGGTTTCGCAGGTCTTGGAACTTCTACTTGTGTTCTTCGTTCAGCACGCTTACGTTCTTTAGGTGTGAGATTCCTGCCACCTTTAATCACTTCTCTTTCTTCTTTGTTAATGTTTGCTTGCGCATCTTGTTGGCGTTTCAACGCTTCATTTGCTGTATCAGTAGCCTGCGCTAACGCATAGTTGGCATCTTCCAATTCTTTCAACGCATCCTTGTAGGTATTAGAAGATTCAGTTGCGCCATTGATCGTTTCCGTCAGCGCAAGTTGTGCTTCATTAACAGAATCAGTTGCATCCTTCTGCGAAATTTCTGCTTCCTTAACAGCAAGCAACGCTTCAGCCAACTCAATTTCTGCTTCCCTAATGTCTTGTGAATCACCTTCTTGGCGTGCCTGCGCTAACGCTTCTTCAGCATCAGTAACAGCAAACCTTGATTTCTCCAGATCATAACCAGCACGTTCAGCATCACGTTGCGCCTGCTCTAACTGTTTCTGCGCATCAGCAGCCTGCAAAGAACCAACACCAAATCCTTTCAGAACCTGATTGAATTTTTCTTGCGCAACAGCCTGCGCAATAGTTGCTTTCGCTACATCTTCTTTAGTTTTCTGAACTTCTTTCTCTGCCTTAACGTAATCATCTTTAGCGTTCTTGTAATCCTTTAATGATTTAACATACTTTGAAAACCTTTCTTTTGCAGTATCGGTTGCTTTAGATGATTTACCTGTTGATTCAGTAACGCCTTCAAGTTGCTTCATTAATTCTTCTAAACCAATAGAAGTAACATCGGTGGCTTGTCCATACTTAGACATAACGCTACTGCTGTGCATCGCTACAGCACTAAAAGCAGCAACAGTTGCAAATGCCTTTCCACTTTGAGCAGTAAAATTAATGACAGCCCCAGTAGCCAAGTTAAACGCAACTTGTGACATTGTTAATTGATTACGTACTTCGTTAATACGGTCACGTAACTTCTGTGCAATCGCTGTATTTTTATCAATAATTAATGTGTTGTCATTAATTGAATTGGTTAGGTCACGGAACTTTCCATCGCCAGTTTCAATGTATTGTTGAATGTCACGTAATGTGATTCCAAACTTTGCAGCCTTATCAACAATGTTTTTGAATCCATCATCTGTTAAATACAACTGTGACAACGCTTGTTGCTGTGCAGTTCCTTCTTCTTTTAATGCTTCAACGAATCCACGTGTAGTTCTCTCTGCTTCTGCTTTACGTTTTGCATAAAGAGAGTAAGCAACACCAGCAACAGCAATTAATCCAGCAGCAGCAGCAGCAACGCCCAATGACGCTTTAGTTGCGCCTGCTTGTATCTGTTGTTTTTTCATTGAATCAGTAGCAAGATTTGCAACAATAGAAAAAGCAGTTTGTGTAGCATTGAAGGCGATCGTTGCAGCACGCAATGTTATAAATGCACCAGCAACACCAAGAATAACTTTTCCTAGTGTTCCCATAGATGAAATGCCACCAACTATTTGACCAAACAAATAACGCAGACCTGAACCTAAACCTTGTTCACCAACTGTTTGTGTAAACGTGTTAATGACAGGCACGACAGATGTTGTTATGAAATTAGATAAACGCTCAACATAGGGAAGAAGCAGGCCACCAATTTTTTCTGCAGCATTTTCAACAGCAACACGCATACGGTCAAAGTCTGTAGCAGTTGCTTCAGCAGTACCACCTACCTGTGATTCAACTTCATCAAGAATAATTTTCTGTGCTTCAAGAAGTTTGTTTTGTTCAACTAAAGATTTAATTTGGTCTTTCTGCGACTGTGTAAAGTTAATACCAACACGACGAAGTGCAGTAACACCCTTAACAGGGTCAGCAAGTGCTTTACCTAACTGAACTGCTGCTTTATCTGCAGAACCAAAAACATTTCCTAAATCAAGTGCAGTTTCAACAGCACGATTAAAAATGTCGTTGTTTTCTCCAAGTTGATTTTTTACTTGCTTAAACGTCAACAACAAGTTTGCTGTTTTCTGGATTAACTCATCATCAACACCAACTTGCATAGCAAGACGTTCAGACATTTCCGAAACTTCATCAGCAGTAACACCAGCAGACATTCCAGTTGACTGAATAATTGCTTTAGTTTGCTCCATCGCTTTCTGTGCTTCATAACCTGCTTGTGCAAGTTTTGAACCAATAACACCAGCAACACCTAAACCAACGGTAGCAAACTTTGCAAATGATGCAATACCACGACGTAGAGATGCATCAATGTTTAATAATCCAAATGCAGTTTTATCTGCACTTGTTTTTAGATTTTTGAATTCACGAATTGCTTTATTAACACCGCGAGCGTCAAAGGTTGAAATTACTGGAACATTAATTGCCATTACTAGAACATCCTTCCAAATTGACCTAACGCATTACGTGCTTGTCGTGATGCACGAATAGAAGCATTTTGTCTGCGCGTAGATTCCATACGAATTTCCAACTGAAATTCTTTTTCAACCTTTTCAACAATTCTGTTGATTTTGTAGTCAAGTCTTTTCTTATGTCGCAATACTGTTGGATACATAACACGAGAAGGAGAACTAACCTTGTTGAGATTACGAACAAAAGAATCTTTACCAATAGTTCTGTTAAGGGTTGCTAAATCGAAAATAACACCAGCGGCATTACGTTGTTGAATTGTCAAGATTGGATAAGAACCATCACGTCGTTTTCTCCCACCTGCTTTTGCACGAACACCTTTACGTACATCATTAATTCTGTAGCGAGGAAACGCGGAACCAGTTGCACCTTTAGGTTTGCGACCACGTTGTGTGCGACCATACTTTGTCCAGTTAACACCACGCCTAGATTCCCACGGTTCTTTAGGAAACTTGAATTTTATTTCTTCAACAATAAAATTGCCTTCTGAAACAATTTCTTTTTGAATTGTTTTGTATAGCGTGGGTTCAAGCATCCTCAATGTTTCCAAAACTGGTTTGACATTTTGAACCGCTATTGTGGACATAAAACAAATGATACATCAAAACTGTTTAATGATGTTATCTAATTCACTCCACGGATTTTGAGAACGGCGTTTGAAATCATCCCAAATACTTCTTTTATTAAAGACATAATGCAACATTGCATTGAGATGGTGTTCGGGTTCTTTTAATAGAACACTAATTGGTATACCTGTTTCAACAGACAGCAACGCTATAAGTGTGTGTGCTGTCTCTATGCCAAAGGGATATCTTCTGAACCTTCTTCTTCGTCACGGATTTCAATGCTTTCAACAAGTGAAATCCAATCAGGGTCAAAAGGTAAATCAACAAGTTTCTTACGCTTCAATGAGTTCCAAGCAAGCCACGCTAGGTCTGTTAGGCGTAGTTCTTTTTCAAATTGTGTAATACTTCGATTCCATGTACGTTCAAAAGAAACAAAATCAGCAAACACAGCATCCACATCACGTGTGGTTCCATCGTTGAACTTAACGGTTAATTCAATTTTCAATTGAATCTCCTTCTAATTATTGACTATGACGAAGTCGCTTTAGCGATTGTTCCACCAGTGAATGAAAGTGTGGTCATACCAAGTTCACCAACAGCAGCAGCAACAGGTGTATGCGCTGCAAGGAATGCACCAGTGATTGTGTATGAAGGATTAGTTGCACTAACAGCAGAAGCCGTTGGTTTGATCACAACAGTTGTAGTAGTTCCAACCAAAGGATAAATAGTTGCTTCTGTTTCTGTTGCAGCAAAATCCTGCATCAAAGAAATTTCACAAGTTAGGTTTTGCAACCCACCCACAAAGTTGTGCCCATCATCACCAAAGGCGGTCACCTCGATTGAATCAACTTCATAATTCACAGAAACACTGTTCGCCCTATCGGACAAATCCACGCTATTAATCGTGATGCTGGCATCTGTTAAAACGATCTTTGCCATTTTAGTTATTTATCCTTTACTTCTTCGGATTCTTGTTTGATGTTTTTATTTACTGGTGCGATATGACCTGCATCAATCAATGCTTCAATGTTAGCACCATCAAATGCTGTTTCGTCAAGTATTGTGTTTTTCTTACCGAACGACAAACGCTCTGACATAATTTTGTATGTTTTCATAATTCCTATCCGTGAACCGTTAGTGAAAATGTTATTTCTAAAAACTCTGAACCGTTTTCGCTAATGCTTGTAACGTCTGCCCCTGATGATAACACCAATGTCTCGCATACGCCACCTAGCGTCTTGTCGCCTTCTAATGCCAGACGAACACTTTTAACACCGTCATAGGATAAAAAATCATCTAATAGTTGATGGGCGCGTGAATCTGTGTACCTACCAACAACAACATGAACATCCCAATTCATTAACACATCCCCACCACGGAATGCCCTGTGGTATTCCACGCCAGTTAATGCAGGAAAGGCAACTGGTGGGTTTAGTTGTTCAGGCTGATAATTAAATGTGCGCAATCCACTAATAGTTGCCAACCTGTTTTTAATTCCAGTTGCAACTTGACTAACTGTTGCAGGCATTAAACAGCCACCGCCAAACGATAAGGATTCAACATATCTCTAACATCAGGGTCAACAGCACGAACAGTTATTGCCATATCTGCAAAACCAACTATTCCTAGTGCAGCGTTATACCTAGCAAAACCACGCATAGCCAAAAGCACGCAAGCCTCACGAACATCATCAGGGATTGACGACCATCCCCACGTTGCATTGATTTGTATTGGTGGTGTTGTTGGGTCAGTGAAAATCGGAAAAGTTGCACCATTAACCGCCACAATACGGCGATAAGGAATACCTGTAATAGAAGTGTTGGTGGGTTCAAAGTAATACTCTGAAGCAGTCCAAGTGTTTTCATAGATGCCATCACCATTATCATCTGTTTTCAAAGTAGTTATTGAAACAAAATCTGTTACATCTAATTTGTATTCGTAACGTGTGAAGAATTGTGCTGTTGCATTTTTCTGATAAAAGAATCTGTCACAGTAACCATCTATGCGACGAGAAGCACCTTCAATAGCGTTTTCTAAAAGTGCATCATCAGTATTGTCACTAATGCGTAATGCCGCTTTCACTTCGTTTAATGTGCAGTAACCATTAGTGATAGGCATTTAACTAAACCTTACGCTTTGATGTTTTGCGTGTTAGGGAAGCAACTTCTACTTCAGGTTCAATAGTTGTTGTTTCTTCTACTTCAATGTTGCCTTCTTTTTTTAGAAGTGCATCAATTTGTGCAACACGGTCTTTAAGACCACGCTGTACGTATCCTTCTCTTTCGGCAAGTAATGCTTTTATGTACGACATTTATCATCCTTAGTTATGGGCTTGGTATCAGAATGATACCAAACCCACAACAAAGTTAGGTGATTAGAAGGTTGGTGTAACCAATCCAGTACCACCAATCAATGCAAATGCATTTGGATAGCGACCTGCAGTATAAGCAGAGTAACCATAAACAACCATCTTCACTTCGAGTTCGGCTGACTTAGGTTCCTCAAAGCGCAACATCATTGGTGAACCATCGCCATCTTCCCAAAGGTGGGATTCTTGCGTGTTTCCAATAATGATTACATCTTCGTTGGTTCCAGTACCGTTTGTGGTAGTTACGTTTGCATCGGTGATGACAGGCAAGCCTGCAATCGTGTAACCGCTGTTTCCGTAGACCACAGAACCGCTACCAACAGAAAATGCGTTTTGAGGACCATTAGATGTTGGAAGTGCAAGTGGACGATTGCTGTTATCAAGTGCAGCAAGAATAAATGCTAAACGACGTGGGTGCATCAAGATGAAGTTTGGACCACCAAAAAAGTTGGTCTGAATTCTCTGAATACCATCCATAATTTTAGGGTACAACTCTGCAACAGTTGGTGAAGCATCTGTGTAGGTGATCACCTGCGTAATTGTGTTAGTCAAAGATGCTGAACCAGTTGTTACGTACGTTGCATCAAGGCTGGTGTGATAGGAAGATACAAGATCAGCCATAACCAGTGAATCAACATTGGTTCCACGCTCAATTGATTGGCGTGAGACATTTTGCTGACCAGCGATTGTAAGAACAGAAACATCCAACTTGGTATCATCCATGTTGGTTTCCTGAACTGCAGCACCTTCAGTTTGAACTGCGGTACCTGTACCAGTTGTTACACGGCTAATGCTAATGGTAAGACCATCGGCAGGTAGTGCGTGCTTGCGAGATGCATCCATAAATGGGCGACCTGCACGAGCAAATGGTGCAGCAAGTTCGGTGAGGAACTGTGGCACAATCAATCCAGCAAAGTTTGCACTAGTAACATCACGACGCTCAATGCGTTCCTCATTCATGTGACGAGACAAACGCTCTTTCGCTGCAAAGTCATTGTTGAACTGTGCATTGTATGCGTCACGAATAAATGACGACTCACTGCGTTGCGTGTAAGTACGTGGCTCTGACTTGACAACTGCTGGTGCAGTATCAAGACCAACTTCTTTGCGTACTTCTTTTGCAGAAGAGAAACGCTGTTCAAGTTCTGAATGTTTTGCAATTTGTTCATCGAGGCTACGAACTTCATCAAGAACAGATGCAATCTCTGCATCTTCTGATTCGGTAAGTGAACGCTCTTCTGATTCGGCAAGTTTTACAAGTGCTTCTGCTTTTTCGATTGCGGACTCACGTTGTTCAACCAATTTTTGTGAATAGGACATTTGTTTTTCCTTGTGTAAAAAGTTGTGGATAATTACGCAAAGTGATTGAACAAGTGTGTAGACGGCTTGTTATCGGCTTGGCTATTTAGACAGGCGCACTAATTGTAGTTGTCGCTTGCGCAACGCTAGTGTGTCTGATTCTTTTATGGTATCAACTGTTTGGCGTTTACGCAATTCAGCAACAGTTTCCTCATAAGCAGGGAACGTCACTACGCTCACATCAAACAATTGCACTTCTTTAAGTTCTCGCACTGCCCTATCAGATGACCAGTTATCTTTAATCGTTCTAAATGCAAAAGACATTTGAGACATATCGCCACGACGCATAGCAGAAATGACACGAGCGGCATCGGGATTCATCGGGTCAAGCATTGCTTCAACACGCAACCCACGCTCATCTTCTTCTAACATAAGTGTTCCCGATTTTGTTCTTGCCAAGGGGATACCTTCGTGGTCAATAAGTAGCCGAACATCGGCACCATCTTTAAGTGTTTTCTGAAAAGCACCACGGCGCACATACTCTGTAAACGGCATCGGTTCTGAAGGTGAATCGAATACGGCTGCATAGCCGACAAGTTTTGTTCCATCTTCACTTGCACGTAGTTCTAAGTTGGAATAAGCAATACGGCGTGACTCTGTTTCATCGCAGATAACCCATTGGGTTGTTCTAAGTTCTTCAGTGTTCATTACATCAGAGATGTTATCAAATGAATTATCAATCATGCGAGTACCACTGTATTTGGGATGTTCAGGGTGAAGCAAGTCATTATCTTGTACGTACCCTTGATTTTCGGGTTTTCCTTTTTCGGCTAAATAAAGAAACGCGTTAACGCGAGCCATCGCCCATTGTTGTCTTGTCACGTTAGGTCGATGCGAGGTAGAGAAAGCACCAGCACCACGTCGCCACACAGAACGCAAAGAACCTACACGCACACGTGTCCAAGATGGTTTTGATTCATCAGACATACGTGCATTATGTTCATCTGCTTTTGTTTGCAATGAATTTTCAATGCTGTCGCTTAATTCTATGTTGCCCTCTTTCCCTTCAGCAGAACCTTTAGGATTAACTTTAGAACCAAAAATTTGGTCTTTCTTTGGTGCAGGCGCACGTTGTTCTTCTAAGCGTTCAACAATTCTTTCTGCATAATTTCGTGCACGCAAAGCACTTGTCTTAGAAGAACCACCGCCCCATAACAACATTGCTACAAGTCCAGGCGTTATCTCGTCACCATCAACTGCATCTAAATCAACAATGTGTCGTGCAATCCACGGTGCAATCTTTCGCCACTTTTCTTCAGTGACTTGACCGCTAGCCATCTTGCGTGCATCTTCAACTGTTTGTGGTTTAAGACCATCACCTGAATAGCCTTCTTCGTGCAGTTCCAAACCACGCCTTGCAGATGCCCTCATAAAAGATGGTGCAGATAAATTAACTTCTGCACGAGAATCCATTTCTAGTTCTTCTTCTTTACCTTTCCAAGCGTTGCAATAGTAAGCACCATCAACGTATTCATCCCATTGAGTGCAATACGCTTTCGTGCCTGAATCATCTTGATTTCTTTCGTCATAGAACACACAATTTCCACACGCTCTACCTTCAGGAACATCATCAGCCAATGCAGGACGGTAATTATCTGGCAACGCTCTTTCTTTGTATTTCTTGCGTGCACTCACATCACCCAATGGTTCCATTTCTTCTGATAGAGAAACAGCAATCATTTGGTTAATTGCATCTTGTTTGTTTTCGTGGCAACCAATTGTTTCGTAACCACTATCTGTTTGTTTTACTGTTGCCCAACCTTTACAATCAGACATTGTTTTACTAATTCCGTATGGCATTTGTTAATCCGTATTAGGTGTCAGAACACGCAGGTCAGCAGTACCAACCTGTTGTGTTACAACGGCGTACATTTTTTGTTTAAAAGGAAGAAAAAACTCGTGAGGTGCGGCGTGTTTTTCTAAAGGTAATCCATTATTAGTTGTTACTGAAGAATCGCCAATATAAATAGTTGCACTTGTAACTATTTGTAGATACACATATCTATTAATGTCATCTTCATTTACTACCAATGTTGGCGTAGCGCCAACTGTAACAACAGTTGTTTTCATTGTGGCGGTTCCTTGTCTATGCCTAGTGTTGGTTGGTCTCCGCCTTGAACATTAGCCATAGGTGCTCCTGGCAAGTTCAAAACAAACTGGTCACCGCCATCGTATGGTTCACGATTTTCAATTGCTCGTGCTTCGTTGGGCGTTAATGTTCCTGAAGAGATTTGTACTTGTTGTGCTCTAACTCTTGTCATTAAATCACCACGCAGTAATTCATTTGCATTAAAACGCACACGTTGCCCTGATGGTAGCAGTTCTGATAATGCATCTTCTAGTCTGCGCATATACGGAAGAAGTGTATGACGCACAAAGTTAATTCCAGCAGATTCAACATTTTGATATGTTTGTGAATCACCGCCTGTTCCTGAAATTAAATGAAGTGGGACACGATACACACGTGATATGTCACGAACAATAGATTCACGGTGTTCAAGCATTTGCATATCTGCAGCACTGGTTGTAATAGAACGCCATTTCAAACCATTAGCAAGAACAGCAGGGCGACGACGTTTCCAATGTGTATCTTCCCAAGTTTCACGCAATACTTCTGCAGTGTCTTTAGTCATTGGTTGGTCTGTTTCAAAAACAGAAGATGGTGTTGCACCTTCTCCATAGAATTGTGCAAGAAATCTGTCCATCGCAAGATTCATTCCAACAATGTTTCGCTGTGCTTCTACAGGAGAGATAGGTCGCAAGTGTTCAGGCAACATCATCCAATAAACAGGGATTACATCTTGACGTGTAAATGATTGTTTACCGATGTTGTAAAGCAAGTCACCTTCGTTTGTCATTTTAGGATTGACACGACGTGGAGAAAAGTTGAGCAATTCGTTTGGTAGTCCTGCTCCTGTACGAGGTGCATAAATGTAATCACCACCTAGCGTTGATATAAGAACACACGCTTGATGTATAAATTCAAACATTGTTTGATACTCATTAGGACGTTCAAACAAAGATGGTTTTTCAATAACAATTTGTCGTGAACCGCGTTCTTCAACAACTTCTAATGTCATTGTTGAAACAGAGTCAGCAATAAGAGAAACACAAGCAAGAACAGTGCTAGAAGCAAGCGCACTAATTTCATCAACAATTTCTCCTGACCAGTTACTTACGGCAGGTCGTGCGCTTATCTGATATGGGTCAATGCTTGTAGGCAAAGCACGTTGTTCTGTTTTTCTCCAAATGCTCACGCCGACAAACCACCCGCAACTATTAACAATGCCCCACCAACAATCAATGAGATCGGTACAGAGAATAGCGCAACGCCTACCACAAGCGCACTAAATCCCACAACCTCAAATACAGTTGACAATAATCCTCTCCACATATTTTTCTCCTTAATCCCAAATGTTAATAACGCTAGGTTCATTCATTGGTTTTGGTTTCCAGTTTGCACGATCTAATGCCATAACCATAGCAATACAAGCATCGATTTTTCTCTTGGATTTACCTTTAGATAAACGCCAACCATTTTCAGTCATACGTTGTGCAGCCGATAACACTTGATCTGTGAACGTAGGTAAATTGCCGTGAACTACTTTTGCTCCCACTACAAGTTCGTAAGCGTTACCACAGGCTGGAATCATGCGTGAAGATGTTTGGGGGAACTCAACCATAGGTAATCCATCGTCTGCTAATGCTTCCGCACTTCTTTGGAAGTAGGCAGGGTCATAGGCAAACTCTGAAACCATGTATTTGTTATGTAATTCACGTAGATAGTTTTCAACTTCAACTACGTCAACACCCTCATCTGAAGGTTGCCAAATCTTGGAATCAACTACAAACTTGCCTTCTTCGTTCTTTTGGCAACAGACAACAGCGATACTGTCGTGCTTCAATGCCATGTCAATTCCAACGAACATAGGCGCGTTACGATCGAATGTGATCTGACCAACGCATTGTTCCCACGCTCCTATTGGTAGCCAAGACTCTTGCGACCGCACCCATTGATTTAATCTCCAACGCCTAAACGCCATTTCACTTGTTTGTT